TCCAATAATTGGAACAGGTACTGTTGTTAATAAAGGTAAGATTGTTATTACAACTCCTAATGGTACCGCAACAAGTACTGATAATTATACATTTGACCCAGCAATAACAGCATCGGCAGCGTCATCACCGGGTGGATATAATAATCCTCAGAATCAAACTGCAAATGCACCTCAAAGCGAAACTATAAATACTAATCCTCAAGAAACAGGTCCTGACCCTTTAGTTACGGTAATTGATGATAGTATAAAAGGAGAGCTTACTAATGAACTAACAATTTCTGTTAGTCCAACTGCGGGTGTATGGGTTATTCAAACCAATGTTGAAATGGTTGTTTCTGTATTTGATGAGGTAAAAGAAAATAATCAAGTTAAGAGAACTTTAAATAGAGAGGTTAAGAAAATTATTACAAATTATGTAAATAATAATGTTTTCAAAATAACATACAATCAAATTGCGGATATGTTAATTAATCAACCTATTAGTGAGTTTAAAGAAATTCCAATTAAAGATAAACAAGTTGTTATTATTCAATTTACGGTTAAATCAGATGCGGGGGATAAAATTAAATATCCTCAACCTATATCTCGTTCTGCTAATTTTTATTTTACACAATCAAGATATGTTACAACATCTGTGGTGGATGAGTCTCGTCCGGGTTCTTTAATAAAAGTTTCTGAAACACAAAGTGGGGTATTACCTAATTTTAGTGGACCTGATTATTATAACATCAAAAAACCTGCGGGTGGATATATTACATTACAATTTACTTGTACTAAATTAATTAATAAAGGAGGGTTTGAAGTGTACTCAATTCCAAGTATCGACAAACAAAAAATAACAATAGTTAATAATAGTGATACTAAATATACTAATGTTATTACAGTTGATGGTTTAGGTGTTTTCCAAGCGGAGGTGCAATACACCTCAGAAGATTTTGTGGTTACTGATACAACTTCATCACAATTTGGTAAACCAATATCGGCAGGTGCGGTTAGCCCTCCATTCACTTTATAACATAACGATATATTTATAATAAAAACAATTTTATGAACATAAAATCAGCATTAGACAACTATCTTGGGAAATCAACAAGAGTTTCACAAACAGATAACGGTGACGGAACACAACAAGTTTGTGATTTAGACACAGGGGATTGTTATACAATCAGAGAAAGAGATGGTCTTATTGAAAGAGCCGGACACCAAACAACTATTAATAGAAAAGTTAGAGTTGAGACAGCAGGAGGAATTAAACAATTATTAAACGGATAATCAAAATGGCTTTAGATAAGAAATTAATACAAGAAATTACAAGATATCATAATATTAATAAGTATATTATGGAACAAGACGCTGAAGTACCTGAAGACCCAGCAGCTGGGTTGGAGGCGTTAGCTCCACCACCACCGGCAGCAGGAGGAGAGGTACCACCAGCACCTGCACCATCTGAAGCGGTACCACCACCGGCACCGGGAGAAGGGGCACCGCAACCAATTGATGTTGCTAATGACCCTGACGTTGAAAAAATTGATGATGAAGGAGCATCTGAAGAAACAGGAACTAAAGGTGAAGAATCTGAAGAACTTGAAATAACAGATTTGGTTAATTCTCAAAAAAATATTGAAACAAAACAAGAAGAATATTTCGAAAACTTGTTTAACCAATTGTCTAACTTAGAAGCTAAATTAAGTGAGATGGATAATGTAATGAACAAATTAAATTCACTTGAAAGTAAAATTGAGAAGTATCGTGAAAAAACTCCTCAAGAAAAATTAGAGTTAAGAGCTTATGATTCATATCCATTCAATCAAAAACTTTCACAATTCTTTGATGACAAACAAGATGAAATGGAAAAAACAGGAAAAAATGAATATGTTTTAACTTCAGACGAAGTTGAAGATATTAATACAACTGATATCAAAAATTCATTTCGAGCAAATCCTCAAGAAGATGAATACAAAACATCATTCAAACGATAACAAAAAATTTAAAGGTGTCTTAACGGACACCTTTTTTAATTTGACTTTTTACTATTTATCACCTATCTTTATCTAACAATTTAACAATTTAATTTTATAACACATGAGTTCATTAGACGCCGTATTGGCACAGTACGAAAGTTCAAAACAATCAGGGGGCGGAGCCCAAGGGAAAATGTCGCAAGACGAAAGAATGAAAAAATATTTTGCACTTATCTTGAGTGATAAGGAGCAATCAGGGCAAAGAAGAGTTAGAATCTTACCTACAAGTGATGGTTCATCACCATTTAAAGAAGCTTGGTATCATGAGATACAAGTAGGTGGACAATGGCAAAAATTCTACGACCCGGGAAAAAATGATAACGAACGTTCACCTTTAAATGAGGTTTATGAAGAGTTAATTTCAACCGGAAAAGAATCGGACAAACAATTAGCGGCTCAGTATCGTTCTCGTAAATTCTATATTGTAAAAGTTATTGATAGAGATAAAGAAGAAGACGGACCAAAATTTTGGAGATTTAAACACAACTACAAAAATGATGGTATCTTAGATAAAATCATTCCAATTTGGAGAAACAAAGGAGACATTACTGATGCTAACATCGGTAGAGATTTAATCATTGAATTAAATAAAACAAAGGCTCCAAATGGTAAAGAATATACTGCAGTATCTACAATTATGTACGAAGACCAAGGACCGGTACATACTGACCCGGCTCAAGCAAACGCTTGGATTACTGACGAATTAACATGGTTAGATGTTTATTCTAAAAAACCTGTTGAATATCTTGAAGCAATCGCTCGTGGAGAAACACCAAAATGGGATTCAGAAAAAGGTGGTTATTCTTACGAAAGTGATTCAGTTAATACGGAATCATTTGGTGGTGGAAAATCTCAAAGTTCTGCACCGGTTGACCCTCAAGCAAATGACTTTCCGGAGGAAGATTTACCATTTTAGAAATGACATTTAAAGAAGAAATTGATTTACAATTAAGAGATAATAAAATGTTATCTTATGAAATTCTAAGTCAACTAAAAGATAAAACTTACTTCTCAGGTAGAAGTAAACAAATTGGTGATAGCGTTTTATTTGGAATGTTGGATGAAGGTACTAATGAAGAAGGTGTAATTAGTAGTCGATTGATTACTTTTCATGAAGAAGAAATTAATGTACTATATGGGGAAGATACTTCAAAATACAATAGAAATAAAACGAACAAATTACCACACATTAAAAGAATAGAAAATGGCGATTAAGAAAAACGATTTCAAATCAATTAAAGATAAATTCTCAGTATCGGCAAAATACAAACCACAAAGATTTTTTGACTTAGGTCCTGATTTCTTAGATGCTGTTGGATTACCAGGACCGGCTATTGGACATATTAATATGTTCTTAGGTCACTCGGATACAGGTAAAACAACGGCTCTTGTGAAAACAGCAGTTGATGCACAAAAGAAAGGTATTCTTCCTGTGTTTATTATTACTGAACAGAAATGGTCGTTCGAACATGCTAAGTTAATGGGATTTGATTGTGAAGAAGTTGTTGATGAAGAAACAGGTGAATTAGATTGGGACGGATTTTACATCTTCAATAATAACTTTGACTACATCGAACAAATTACTGACTACATTAATAATTTATTAGACGAACAAGAAAAAGGTAACTTAGATTATAGTTTATGTTTTATGTGGGATTCAGTAGGGTCTGTACCTTGTAAAATGACTTATGAAGGTAAGGGTGGTAAACAACATAACGCTTCAACTTTAGCAGATAAAATTGGTATGGGTATCAATCAAAGAATCTCAGGTTCTCGTAAGTCTGATTCAAAATATGAAAATACTTTAATCATTGTTAATCAACCGTGGGTTGAATTACCTGATAATCCATTTGGTCAACCTAAAATTAAAGCTAAGGGTGGTGAGGCAATTTGGTTAAACTCATCATTAGTTTATTTATTTGGAAATCAAAAAGGTGCGGGAACTACTAAGATTACCGCAACCAAAGATAAACGAACTATTAAGTTCGCATCAAGAACAAAGGTTTCGGTAATGAAAAATCACATCAATGGGTTAGGTTATGATGATGGAAAAATTATTGTGACACCACACGGATTCATTGCGGGTAAAGACACTGCGGAAGAAAAAATTAATATTGAAAAATATAAAAAAGAATACGCAGAATATTGGAAGAATATCATCGGAACAGATGGTGATTTTGACCTAAAAGAAGAAAAAGAAGCTTAGTTTATTCACCACTAAATCACCAATGTGATTAAAACATTATTAATAGACGGTTCCAACTTAATGAAGATTGGATTCCACGGAGTAAAAGACCTTTATAGTGACGGAAGTCACTTAGGGGCTATTTACCACTTTATAAACACAATTCGGAAATTCCTTGAGGAACATAACTACGACAAGGTAGTTGTGTTCTGGGATGCCGAACATAGTTCATCCACTCGGAAAGAACTTTATCCACAGTATAAAGGAAATAGAAAACAAGATATGAATGAGTTTAAATACGAATCATATCTACAACAAAACGCTCGTATTAAAGAATATCTTGAGGAAGTCTTTGTTAGACAAGTTGAGATGGTTTACAATGAGGCGGATGATTTGATTGCTTATTATTGTCAGAGAGCAACTAATGAAGAGATTACCATTTTTTCATCAGATAAAGACCTTACACAGCTTATTTCAGATAAGGTTACCATTTACTCGCCAAACGCAAAACAATACTTTAAACAGGGTGATATGATTACAATTAATAAAATTCAGATACCTCACTATAATGTATTACTTTGTAAGATTCTTACCGGAGATAATTCAGATAACATTAGTGGAATTGAAGGTTTAGGGGAAAAAACTTTAGTTAAATTATTCCCTGAAATGTTGGTTAAACCATGCACTATCAACGAAATAAGGGTTAATGCCGGAATTATCATGCAGGGAAAGAAATCAAAAGTATTGGAAAATATTTTGACTGGTAAAACAAAAAATGGTATACTTGGTGAAGAGTATTATACTACAAACAAAAAAATAGTTGATTTATCTAACCCCTTAATAACTGACGATGGAAAAGAATTAGTTGACCAAATAATCACCGACACGATTGACCCTACCGATAGGGGATATAAAAATTTAATGAGAATGATGATGGAGGACGGTCTCTTCAAATATCTTCCAAAAAACGATGAAGCTTGGGTAAACTTCCTAAGACCATTCATGAAATTAACAAGAAAAGAAAAAAGAAACACAAACAAAAATTAAATTTATGAGAGAGCAAGAAAGCACTAAGATGGAATTTTTATTGACATTAAACGATAACATCGTAGTCCAAAGATTCTTTAACGTAAGAGGGTTCAACCCAAAAGCAAAAAGTTCAATTGAACTATATGAATTCGTTGCTGAATTCAAAGAAGAACTTCAAGAATACTTGAAAATGAAGACATTGGCGTATATGATGGATAACCAAGATTCAATTATGCATGACCCAAGTATTATGGACACATCATTCACTGATGGACCTGAAGTGTTCAACATTATCATCAAATTAGGTGAACAGACAATTTGTCATAGAATTTTTGATGGAAAATTTTATCCACCAAAAGTTCGTTATACTGTCGATGTAAGACCTTTCCTAAAGGAAAGTCTTCGAGGATTGACTGACATTTTTTCAGATAAAAAATTAAGTTATAATTATTTGGAACTTGACTTAAGTAAGTAAGTATTTAATAATACAAGGATAACTTTTAAAACAATTTATGAATAAAAATTTCGATTATTTAGGGAACACATTTCAATTACAATTACTGAATCAGATTATATTAGATAAGGACTTTTCATCTTCAATTATGGATGTTATTGAGCCAATCTATTTCGACAACAAGTACTTCAAAATCATTTTACAGATGATAAAAGAGTATCACAAGAAATATGAATCTACACCTAATTTCGATACTCTTGAGCAGATAGTTAAGTCTGAAATCCCACAAGAGATGGTTGCCAAGATTGTTTTGGACACATTAACACAAGTAAAAGACGCTCCATTTGAAGGAACTACTTTTGTTCAAGAGAAAGCTTTAAAGTTCTGTAAACAACAAGAACTTCAAAAGGCGATGGACAAAGCTCAAAAGATTATTACTCAAGGGGATTTTGAGTCTTATGATAAGGTAGAAGGACTTGTGAGAGACGCATTACAGGTTGGGGAGATTGATAAAGGTCAAACTGATATCTTCGCTAATTTAGATACCGTACTTGATGAGGATTATCGTCACCCAATTCCAATGGGAATTAAAGGTATTGACAAACTACTTAAAGGTGGATTGGCTAAAGGTGAGATTGGAGTTATATTGGCACCAACAGGTGTTGGTAAAACAACTATCCTATCTAAAATTTCAAATACGGCATTTAATCTTGGTTATAACGTACTTCAAATATTTTTTGAAGACAACCCAAAAATTATACAAAGAAAACACTTCACAATGTGGACAGGTATCGAACCGGACAACTTGGTTCAACACAAAGACGAAGTGATGAGTAAAATAACTGAGATTAAAGAGACAATGCAAAACAGATTGGTTTTGAAAAAATTAGCGTCAGATACGATGACTATGAGTCAAATTAAAAATCAAGTTAGAAAGATGATTGCCGATGGTGTTAAACTTGATATGGTTTTACTAGACTATATTGATTGTGTTCTACCGGAATCAAGTAGTAAAGACGAATGGAAAGCTGAAGGGTCTGTAATGAGAGGATTCGAGGCGATGTGTCATGAACTTGATTTAGTTGGTTGGACCGCAACACAAGGTAACAGAGCTTCAATTTCATCGGAAGTTGTAACTACAGACCAAATGGGTGGGTCAATTAAAAAGGCTCAAGTTGGTCACGTAATCATTA